AAGAGGCAGCAGCTCAGGCCGAGATCGACAAGGCCGACGCAGAGCTGGCCGAGATCGCGAAGGCCGAAGAGACCGAGGCACAGAAGGCAGCGGACGAGAACGACGAGCTTCGCGAGAAGCTGGCCAAGTCCGAGCTTCGCGAGAAGGTGCTCACCAAGTCCGCGCTCGTCGACTCCGACATGCCGGCGCTTCCCAGTGTCGAGGATCTCGATCTGGCAAAGGCGCTCGTCGCTATCGAAGCGGTCGACGCTGACCTGGCGAAGTCGATGGAGACGCTGTTGGCCAGTTGCTCCAAGCGGCTTGCCGAGGGCACGCTGCTCAAGCAGGTGTCCGACCCCAACGCCCAGGACAAGCTGAAGGGCGTCGAGGCGGGAGTGGCTGAGCTTCGCAAGGCCAACCCCGAGATGACCAAGTACGAGGCCGAGGCCGCGTATTGGCAGGCGCACAAGGACGAGTACGACGCTGGAGAGGATTCCCGGCGCGCAGAGATCGCCGGCTAACCGGCTCACAAAGAGATAGGAGAATTTGACACATGGCACTCCAGCACGACGTCAACCTGATGAGCCTTCCGGCTGGCGCAGACCTCAGCTCGGCTCAGTACCACTTCGTGGAACTCGCCTCGGATGGCGAGTGCATTCTCGTCGATGCGGCCGGCGCCGCTTCGATCGGGATCAACTACGGCAAGCCTAGCGCTGCCGGCACGATCACTTCGATTCGGCCCCTGGACGGCAACATCGCGCTTGTCGAGGCGGCAGAGGCGATTACTATCGGCGGATTCGTTGCGAGCAACGCGGCAGGCGAGGCTATCGCGCTCGTCACCGGCCACGTTCCTCTCGGCGTCGCCTTGACCACTGGTGTGAATGGCACGATCATGCGCATCATCACCATCAACCAGGGCGCCATCATCGCCGCCTAAGGGGTTTTGGGTCAGCTGATGCTGGCCCTATTCACTTTTTTTTAAGGAGAGATCGGAGAAGGAATGCGACCTACTCAGAGTGACGTTCACGTCAATCGGCCGCTGTCCTCGATTCTTGTTGCCTTCATGCAGTCGGCATCGGGTTTCGTGGCCACGGATGTTTTCCCAAACGTCCCCGTGCCGAACAAGACCAACTCGTACTACCTGTGGGACAGGCAGGACTTCTTCCGCGTTGAGGCGTTGGAGCGCGCACCCGGTGCGCCTTCCGAGGGTGGTTCGATCGCCCTGTCGACCGACACGTACGACGCGAAGGAGTACGCGGTTCACTACGATGTCTACGATCCCATTCGGGACAACGCAGACAACGAGCTGGACCTTGACGGTGCAGCAGCGGAGTACGTCGCCCAGCAGCTTCTCCTGAAGCGCGAAGCGGTGTTCTTCAGCACCTTCATGGCAACGTCCACGTGGACCGGCGGGTCCGGTGGCGCAACCGACCAGACCGGTGTGGCCGGTACGCCCGGAACCAACGGGTTCAAACAGTGGAACGACGCAGCGTCCACTCCCATCGAAGACGTGCGTGCGCAGATCGTCGCCATCGCGGAGAAGACCGGCTATCGGCCGAATGTTCTCACGATCGGTGCCGAGACCTGGGCAGCACTCGTCGATCATCCGGACATCCTCGACCGCATCAAGTACACCCAGAAGGGTGTTGTGTCCATGGACTTGTTCGCCAGCCTCTTGGGGCTCGACAAGGTTGTGGTCGGTTGGGCGACCCGGAACACCGCAGAGCAGGGCGCAACGGCCGCGTACGACTTCTTCGCATCGAAGTCCGCGCTGCTCACCTACTCCGCGAAGGCTCCGAGCCTCATGGCTCCTTCCGCTGGGTACACGTTCGCGTGGACCAAGCGCTTCGGTAACGGCCCCGACGGCCAGCGGATCAAGAAGTTCCGCATCGAAGAGCGCGAGGCCGACCGCATCGAGGGTCAGATCAACTTCGCAATGAAGGTGGTCGCCTCCGAGCTGGGCTGCTTCTTCGCTACCTGCGTGGCCTAACAGCCACTTCTAGGGTGACGGGCGCGGCTCCGGCCGCGCCCAGCCCGTATCCTTAGAAAGGGGATCGAAATGGGACGTGAGTTTAACAGACGCGAACCGGACGTTCCCGGCGCGCCTCACCTTCGCCACATCCGACAGAGTGTCGCTCTTGCCGCGTTCACTGATGGCACCGGAGCTTCGGGTACGTTCGTCCTCACCAACGGGACCATTCCTGTCGGTGCGGTCGTAACGGCCTGCTTCTTGGAAGCGCTTGTCGGTTTCTCTGGCGGCACTGCGGTGATCACCGTTGGCGACGGTAGCGATTCCGATCGCTACATGACCGGCACGCCCGATGTCGCTTCGACGTTGGCTACCGGTCTCGACCTGGGCGTTCCTAGTGGCGCGAAGTATCATGCTGCTGCGAAGTCCGTCACCATCACCATCGCAGAAACGACCGACTTCGGTACCATCGTGGCCGGGTCGCTCCGCATCGTCGTCGAGTACTTGGAGCCGTAAACGATTTCTCGTTCGCACGGGTAGGGCGGCTACGGCCGCCCGCCTTTAAAGTCGGTCGTTCCACAGGAAAGGACGCACTGAAATGGACCCCCAGGAAGAGTCGCGCGCGTACGATCCAGCCCTGCATGAGCTGGTGGCCAGGAAGCCGTTCACGTACAATGGTCACGCGTTCGCAGCAGAAGATCCCCTCCCCAGCATGCCTGAGCCTGACGCGCGCAAGTTGGTTCGCGTCCGCTTCGCGAAGGTCGTCGCCGGCACACAGTCTGTGAGCCTGGAGAAGACCGAGGTGGAGGAGTCCGTGTCGGAGGCCCCCGCGCCCGCGCCAGCGCCCAGGAAGCGTGGTCGGCCAAAGGGTTCGAAGGACAAGTCGCCGCGCACTAGGCGCAAGACGAAGAAGAGCTAGGAGGCAGCGTTGCCATACGGCAGTTCAGCGTCGACAGATGATCAGGATGCGGTGATGGTGCTCGTCGGAGACACGGATCTCTCTGACCAGCTCCTTGACGACGACGCGTACACCATGATCATCGCGCAGGAGTCGTACCTCTACGGTCGCGCTGCGCTCGCGTGCGACGCCATCGCCGGCAAGTACGCGCGCCACATGCGGAAGCGCGTCGGTCAGCTGTGGCGCTTCGCAGGACAGCAGTACGAGCATTACCGGGACCTGGCCCAGTACTACCGGCTGGAGTCGGCACGACGTGGTCGTGGCGCTCCGTGGGCCGGAGGCCAGTCCATCATCGACATCAATGCGCGCCGCAACGACACTGACAAGCCAGACTCGTACTTCACTCTCGGCATGATGGACAGCCGGTTCGCCACGCCGTTGCGAAATGAAGAACTCGACAACGGGAGCTAGACACCAATGACACCTGCAGCGAGTCTTGACGGACAGTGGAATGAGTACCGTCGTTTGGTGCTGTCTGACATCGGGGACCTCAAGCAAGACGTGGTCGCCGTCGACGAGAAGGTGGACACGATCATCGTGAGTGTGGCGAGCCTCAGGACGGAATTGAGGCTACAGCAGATGAAGACAGGATTCATCGGCATGGTGGCCGGCGCCATCCCGGGCATCGCCGCCGCGCTCTACATCCTGGCCAGGTAGGGACATGTCGTTCGAGTCCGATTTCGAGGACATGTTCCCGTTCACGGTGACCATCCATCCGTTCTCTTCGGAGGCTGCCGATGGGACGCCGACGTACGGAACGTCGTACACGAAGAAGTGCATGATCGAGGATGACGTCAAGCATTGGCGCTTCATTGATCGCTCCGAATTTGGGCCAAGGCGGATGTTGTTCTTGGACGACATCAACCTCGACCTGAAAGACAAGATCGTGTTCCCTACGGGGTTCGCGCCGAACGAGTCGACCGTCACGTACGTCTTCCGCGCGTCGGACGAGGACGGGTATCATCACACCGAGGCGTTCGTATAGTGGGTCTCCTCAGGTCGAAGGCGTTTGCTCATGTCCTGGGAATGAATTCGACGCTGACGGCGATGGCGTTGGTCAGCGTTCGGGCTCGCAAGGCCTGCTTGAAGGGCATGTTGGATGAGATCAACCATGTCCTCGATGACGCGGACAAGCTGATTCCCGTAGACACGGCGGCGGCAGCGGACAGTCGTTGGGTCAGAGAGCCGGAGGAGAAGGGCGCCAACACTTGGGTGTCTGGTGGGTACGGACCAGCGATGGCGGAACGGAACAGACGCAACCCGCCCTGGCCCAGTAGCCATGAGTACGTGCCGACGATTCACGAGACTACGAATCAGCAGTTTCGTCGTGGTCAGAGAAAGTTTTTGGAGATTCCGTTCTTGCTTCATCAGGATCACATGCTGAGCAGAGTCACCACCATCGCAAAGGGTGTCTTCTAATGCTGATTGAAGATATCGAGACGTTGCTGAGCGCGTCAGCGCCCTTCACTGAGGGGAGCGACACGTTCACCGTCCGAACGTACCTGATGCCAGACGGGTCGAGTATCGATGCCTGCATCGTCCTCTCTGAGGGTGAAGGCGGCGGGAAAGACATCAGGGCAATGGGGGCGTCACTGGCGGCCCCAATCAGGGAGAGGCCGATCCTTCGCGTCCGCGTCCGGAGCGCGAAGAAGTCGTTTACGAACGCCCGCGCTGCAGCGGAGACAGTCCATCAGCTCTTGAGCGGGTACAACGGAACATTGAGCGGACGGCTCTACTACATCGAGGCAGTGCATCCGCCGCGCTTCCTTGAGCATGACCGGAACGATCGGATCGTCTTCGAGACGAACTACTTAGTACAGAAACAACGGGGGTAAGAAGATTCAGATTGTGAGGGTTGAAAGCTAGAGAGTAAAGTGGAACGCATTATCAGGATCGAACCGTTGCAGGATCCGTTTGCTGAAGAGGATCTCAGGCACATCAAGAAGCACCTCGACGACCTGAGTCGCACAGAGAACGGGCATTGGAGTGAGCTGACCTTCAGCTTCGTATCGTCCCCGCCACCCGCGTACAAGTTCAACCTGATTCTGGATACCGGTCATGAGTACTCACACAACATCGTGTGGCAGCCTCATCTGACTTTCGACTTTCCTCTCGGCGCCGGTTGGTTGGTTCCGGTCGTTGATGCCATCAGGCCGATCGTACGCGCGACGCTAGCGTTCTTTCAGAAGTACCCGACGATCACGCTCTTGAGGTTTGAGCACATGGACAACGGAGGCCCATGACGCACGAACAGTTAGTACGGCAGCTCGCGCAGCTTCAAGCGCAAGCGCAGATGCTGGTGCAGTCGATCGGGACCGCGATCGATCTAGTGGGTGAGCCGGCGCGGCCGGAGCCAGAGCTGCCGGTAGAGGATGAGGATGGGAATTGCCTGCACCCGGAAGACGTCCGGACGCCGGCCCCCGCGATGGGAATCAACAGGAACCGATATCACTGCGGCCGTTGTAACGGCTACGGTGGTGTGATAGGAGAAAAACAGGAATGAGCAAGTTCAAGCACGTGGGCGCATGCCCAGTCATCACGCCGGACGGTCGAGAGATCGGTCGCCAGTCGGACAGGACCGTCGTACAGGGCACAGTCTTCTCGGCCGATTGGTCGGAAGAGACCGTAGCCTTCCTCGTCAAGATTGGCGCCATCGAAATCGTCGCAGAAGAGCCCGTTGAGGCGCCTGCGTACGAGCCTGACTTCCCGGCTTTTCCAGTAGAGGAGTAACGAATGGCTGTTGGGCCTTTCACAAACGCTTTGGTCGTGTACGGAGAGTTCGATATCTCCGGCGACCTGAATACCGTTCAGGTGGACGAGAAAGCCGACATGCTGGAGCGCACCGTCTTCGGTGACACCACGCGTCGCTTCCAGGCTGGCCTACGCGCCGTCGAGGTAGCTGGTAGTGGGTTCGTCGACTTCGACACCACAACTACTCCTCCAGGCATGGAGGGTGGACTGTTCGCTGAGATTGGCGCGGCGCAGAAGAACCTTTCCTTCGCACCTGCAGCAGTTGACGGATCAGTCGCCTATGTGACGAAGGGTGTTTCGGATTCGTTCGCATGGAACCTGACCCCGTCGGAGCTTGGTAAGTTCGACTGGGCGGTAAAGGGGAATCGACAGCTCGGGCGAGGGCATCTCTTGCAGGCCCCGACCAACGAGACGGCTACGTTGACTACCGCCATTCAGGAGACGGGCGCCACGCTCGTGACGCAGTCCATGGTCTGCAACCTGCACGTGATCGAGTTCGATGGCACGTCGCTCGATGTCGTCGTTTACAGCAACGACACGAACGACGAAGTGACGCCCACGGCGGTCGCGACGTTCGCCCAGGCAACCGGACTGACGTCGGAGCAGATCGTGGATGCAGGCGCAGTGACAGACACATACTGGTACGCGGTTCTGACGTTCACGGGCACCAGCTTCAAGGCCGCAGTGGCCATCGGTATCACCGATAACGCCTAAACGGCGCGATCGTTTCAAGAGGAGGAACCTGCCTTGGCAGTAGCAAACTTCAGTGACGCATCCGTTACCATCAACTCCGTTGATCTGAGCGATCACGTCGAGTCCGTCCGTTTGGAGACGAAGGCTGACATGCTCGAAGAGACGGCAATGGGCGACACGACTCACCAGTTCCAGGCGGGCCTGCTCGACTGGTCTTTGGAGGTCGTACTCTTTCAGGACTACGCCGTCGGCTCGGTCGACGCGACCCTGGACGCCCTCGTTGGCGCAGCCGCATTCCCGATCATCATCCGACCGGACAGCGCGGCGAAGAGCACCACGAACCCGGAGTACACGGGCAACGGGGTTCTCGAAGGTCATCAGGGCCTCGGCGGTGGAGTGGGTACCTTGCAGAAGGTGACCGCACGCATCCGTCCTGCCGGCGCGCTCACACGCGACGCTTCGTAAGTTTTTTCATCGTCTCCGGTTTTTCCTGGCCGGAGCACTGAGACGTTCCCTGCGGGAGTTGGTGGGGCGAGCCGAAACGGGTCCACGGCTCGCCCCGTCACCCTTTAATTTGGAGAAAGCCAATGCCCGCACTCTCAGCAGCACCA